CTTGACGAGCGGCACGGTGCAGACGGCAACCTTGACGGCATCGACGGCTTGCACGTTTACGATGCCGACTGCCACAGCGGGCAAGAGCTTTGTCCTGTTGCTCAAGCAAGCGGCGTCTACGGGCAACGGCACGGCGACCTTTACCAGCGTTAAGTTCGGAACAGCGGGTGCACCGACAATCACTGCTACCGCTGGCAAGATGGATATTCTGACGTTTATTGCTGACGGCACCAATTGGTACGGCAGCATCGCTCAGGGGTACACGCCGTAATGTTTGCCGCAAAGAACTTCTTCTTGGCTGGCGGGGCACTCGCACCTCCAATTGTCGAATATCTCGTCGTTGCTGGCGGTGGTGGCGGTGGTGCTGACGGTGGCGGCGGTGCGGGTGCCGGTGGGTTCCTGACAGCATCTGGATTTGTGGTTGCATCCGGCAGTCCGATTACGGTGACGGTCGGCGCTGGCGGTGCCGGTGCCGTATATCCGAATGTCACGCCGGGTGTGCAGGGCAACAACTCTGTTTTCAGCACGATTACTTCAACTGGCGGTGGTTACGGCGGCGGCAATACCGGCACTTTTGCTGGAGGCCCCGGCGGCTCTGGCGGCGGTGGTCGCGGCAATGCGGCTAATGCGGGCGGCACGGCAACCGCAAGTCCTGCACAGGGCAATAACGGCGGCGCTGGTTCTGCTGGCAATGCGGCGGGTGGCGGCGGTGGCGCTGCTGCGGTGGGCGCGGCGGGTGGCTCCAGTGGCGGCGCTGGCGGCAATGGTACGGCCAGCAGCATTAGCGGCTCGTCCGTTACTTATGCTGGTGGTGGCGGCGGCGGCAACCCCGGCGTTGGGACAACCAATGGCGGCGCGGGTGGCACGGGTGGCGGCGGTGCGGGCGGTAATAACGCCACCACTAACCCCGGCGCTGGTACGGATGGCCTTGGCGGCGGTGGTGGTGGCGCATCATATAATGGGACGAGAAACGGCGCGAAGGGCGGCGATGGCGTAGTGATTATTCGTTACGCTGACACCTTTGCGCCAGCGACGGCCACAACGGGATCACCCACCATTACGGTCGCTGGCGGCTATCGTGTTTACAAATGGACCGGCTCCGGTTCAGTCACGTTGTCTGGCTATGCAGCATCACCGCCTTCAACTGTCGAATATCTCGTCGTTGCTGGCGGTGGTGGCGGTGGTGGTCGCATCGCGGGCGCTGGAGGTGCTGGCGGGTTTCGCACGGCTTCCGGCCTTTCTGTAACGGCAGGCGCGGCGCTAACCGTAACGGTTGGCAACGGCGGTGCTGGCGGCTTTTTCGATGCGCGTGGTTCTAACGGAACCGATAGCGTCTTTGACAGCATTACAAGCACAGGCGGCGGCGGTGGCGGCAGTTATGCTGTCAGCGTCAACGGCTCGTCTGGTGGGTCTGGCGGCGGTGGTGGCGGTAACAATTCGGCTGGTAGCGCCGGAACTGCCGGTCAAGGCAACCAAGGCGGCACAGGCTCAATCTCTGGAAACATCACTGAGGGCGGGGGCGGCGGCGGCGCAACCGCAGTAGGAAGCAACGGAGATTCAGGCGGAGCGGGGCGCGGAAATGGCGGTGCTGGCACGGCATCCAGCATCAGCGGGGCGTCTGTGACCTACGCCGGTGGCGGCGGTAGTGGCGCATATTTTACGGCGGCTGTTGCCGGGGACGGTGGATCAGGCGGCGGTGGCGCGGGCAGCGTTGACGCAGGTGCAACGGGCGGCACTGGCACAGCAACGGCAGGTGCGGGAACGGCGAACACAGGCGGCGGCGGTGGCGGTAGCGGGGTCAACATCAACGGCACGGGCGGTGCTGGCGGCACCGGTATCGTCATCATACGCTACGCTGACACCTTCGATGCTGCCACCATAACGACGGGTTCACCGACAATTACCGTTGCTGGCGGCTATCGTGTCTACAAATGGACCGGCTCAGGTTCGATTACATTCTGAGGAATCTATGGCAAATTTTGCAAAGTTGGATGACGCCGGGATCGTTCTTGAGGTCATTGTTGTTACGGATGACAACGCGCCGGATGAAGCTGCCGGAGTTGCGTTCTTGACTGATCTGTATGGATATTCAAACTGGAAACAGACCAGTTACAGCGGCAATATCCGCAAAAATTACGCTGGGATTGGATACAGCTACGATGCGGTGCGCGATGCGTTTATCCCGCCACAGCCGTATCCTTCATGGCCGCTGAATGAATTGACCTGTCTGTGGGAATCTCCGGTTCCGTATCCCGCAGACGGCAAATTGTATAGCTGGGATGAAACAACCAAAACATGGGTGACGGAATGAACAGGTTCCTTACCGCTTTTGTCTTTATTATTTGCTCCGCTGGCGCGGCGCTGGCCGGTTCCTACAAAATTTGCAAAGGCGATTTCGCCCTTTGCGCGGCCAGTTCCTCGACTCCAACAGGGAAGCAGATCACGATTGGAACCACCTCCTTCCCAGAGGCTATGGCCGTATGCCCCATCCTGCACGGCCCGGCCATTGCGGACGTAAACGGCGGCAACATGAAGGGCGACTGCGCCCCTCCGGGTAAGGGTCAGGTCTGGAGCCTTTATCAGGTGCGAGAGAAAATCCCCCAAGCCCCGGACTGGAAGCGCAACACGGCAGCCCCCGTCCGCACCTTCACCACCTCTGCCGACAACGGCATCAGCAATATGTTTTCGTTCGCATGCACCCGCGTGAAGCCGGTAAATGGGGTGCCGTTGGCGCACTGCTACGGCCCGATCAACGAGAGCCCTAGCGGTAAGTTCGTGCCACCGGGCACCGACGTAATCACTCAGGCTCCGGTCGGCGCTACCTACCCCATTGGTGGGCCAATTCCATGAAAGAGGGCATCGCAGAGGTGACTGTCGGCGGAGTGTTGTTATCTAGCATGTTCTGGATGGACGCCTTGCACGCCGTTTCGGTTGTCGCTGGTGCGATTACCGCGATTTGCGGTGCCGTAATCGGCATTGCCGGTGTTGTAAGATTGATGAAAAAGAGTAATATTTAAGGTTAATTAAAAGAGGAAATCATGGAAAATCTTGATTTGTTGCCGATTACCCTAGTTTTGACTGCTGCCCAGATCAATCTGGTTCTGGCCTCTTTGGCAGACCGTCCGTTTGGTCAGGTCAACGAAACCATCGTGCTTATCAAAGAGCAGGGCGACCGGGCCATTGCTGAAGCTCGCGAGGCTACTGCCTCGGTTGAGGCTACGGAGACTTCTGAGGCCGCATGACTACTGGTCTAACATACTCGACCTACGTCTCGCAGATTGCGACAATGGCAGTTGTTGAATCAACCAACGCTGACTTTGTCACAATCCTGCCGCAGATGATTACTTATGCCGAAAATCGTATGTATCGCGATCTTGACTTCTTGGTCACATCAACAGCCATCACCGGATATACTCTTGTGTCTGGGAACCGGGTGCTGACCATACCCCAAGGCACTGTCGTAGTGACCGAGCAGATCAATATCATCACACCGTCTGGCACTACCGACCCGAATCTGGGAACCCGGAACTCTTGCTTGCCTGTCACTAAAGAGTTCCTTGATATCGCGTATGGTGCTTCGTCGTACACCGGACTGCCGAAGTACTTTGTCCCCTTCAACGACAACGTGTTCTACTTCGGGCCTTTCCCTGACTCTGCCTATTCGGTCGAGATCGTCGGGACGTACCGGCCAGCCAGCTTGTCGTCCACGAACACAAGCACGTTCATCAGCCTTTACCTGCCTGACGTATTCATCATGGCGTCGATGATCTACATATCGGCTTACCAGCGCAATTTTGGCCGCGCTAATGATGATCCGCAGATGGCCGTAAGTTATGAATCGCAATATAACGCGCTGCTGAAAGGCGCGGCAGTTGAGGAGGCCCGCAAGAAGTTTGAGTCTTCCGGCTGGACATCGCAGGCTCCCTCCCCAGTCGCATCTCCGACGCGGGGGTAACCCATGCCCCATAGCGCCCTAAAACTAGTCCCCGGCGTTGACCAGAACAGAACTCCTGCGTTAAACGAAGCTGCGATCTCAGAGTCGCAGCTAATCCGTTTCATACCGGATAGGAACGGGCTTGGCCTACCGCAGAAACTCGGCGGCTGGGTAAGGTTTTTCGATAACACCATCTCATCAATCGTTCGTTGTTTGTGGGCTTGGTCGGACATAAATACGATCAAGCACCTAGCGATTGGAGCAGAACAGTCGCTCAACATTCTGACGAATGGGAATCTCCTTACTGTCACGCCAAGGCAGACCATCGCCAATGTTGCAGTAAGTTTTAACACCACTGATGGAAGCGACGTTGTCGAGATTGACGATACCGGCAGCAACATCACCATGTACGATTCTGTTTTCATCGAGACGCAAGTAAGTGTTGGCGGTCTGGTCCTGTATGGCCTGTATCAGTGCTACGCCATAAGCGCGAACAAATATTCCATCCTCGCTACCGATGTTCTGGGAAATCCTCAATACGCTACGGCCACGGTATCGACCGGCGGCGCTGTCGCGACCTTTGAAACTGCCAGCGGGTCATCTCTTGTAGAAGTTGTTCTAGCCGACCACGGACTTGTTGTGGGCGGCAACTTCGTTGTTTTCGTATCGTTGACCATCGGCGGCATTACGCTTCAAGGAAACTATAACGTAACTGAAGTAGTTGACCCGGACACTTTCACTATTCAAGCCTCAAACTCAGCAACATCTTCTGCGGGACCAACTTCGATAAATAGCGGCGATGTTCGCTTCCTTTATTACATCGCCCTCGGGCCGCTTCCGGTTGGAACCGGCTACGGCATCGGCGGCTACGGCATGGGCGGCTACGGCACGGGCATTCCTCCGCAAGCAGAGCCCGGCACCGCGATCACCAACATCGAAGACTGGACGCTGGATAATTGGGGCCAAATCCTCATCGCCAATCCATACAATGAAGCGATTTACACATGGGACCCGGCGACCAACCAGACTGTCGCTGCGGTCATCCCGCAGGGTCCGATCACAAATCGCGGCATCTTCGTCGCCATGCCTCAACGTCAGATCGTAGCGTGGGGTTCCACCTTCAACGGCATCTACGATCCGCTGTTGATCCGCTGGTGCGAGGTCGAGGATTATTCGATCTGGATCGGCAACATCACCAATCAAGCTGGATCGTATCGTCTTCCTAGAGGCTCTGAGATTGTCGGCGGCCTGCAAGGCCCACAGCAGGGCCTGCTGTGGACCGATCTTGCTCTGTGGGCAATGCAGTACACTGGACCGCCGTTTATCTACGGTTTCAACGAAATCGGCACAGGCTGCGGCTTGATAGGTCGCAAGGCCGCTGGCGTGTTGAACGGTGTGGTGTACTGGATGAGCCAGTCGCAGTTCTTCCAGTTTGCGGGCGACGGCGTGAAACCCATCATGTGCCCGATTTGGGACGTTATCTTCCAAGACCTAGATCAGGACAATCTGGACAAAATCCGCGTAGCGCCGAACTCACGCTTCAACGAGATATCTTGGTATTATCCGACTACCGGGTCAGGTGAAATCAACAAGTACGTCAAGTACAACGCCACCCTGAACCAGTGGGACTATGGCACTCTGGCTCGCACGGCGTGGATCAATCAGTCGGTGTTCGGCCCTCCTATCGGCGCGGGAACTGACCAGTACCTGTATCAGCATGAAGTCGGCAACAACGCCGGAACTTCGGCCATGTCGTCAAGCTTTCAGACCGGCTACTTCGCGCTGAACGAAGCCGACGTTAAGCAATTTGTCGATCAGGTCTGGCCGGATATGAAATGGGGTGATTTTGGCGGTACGCAGGCAGCGAACGTGCTTATCACGTTCTATACGGCGGACTATGCCGGTCAGACACCAATTGCCTACGGACCCTTCACGCTGACGCAGGCGACGACGTTCGTCACGCCGCGCTTTCGCGCTCGCCTGATGTCGATCAAGATTGAAAGCAACGACATCGATTCTTTTTGGCGGCTAGGCAATATCCGGTACCGATCCCAGATTGACGGTAAGTTCTAGTCATGGCGTCTATTGATGACATCCTGACAACCCAGAAGAATGGCGTCGTTGCTCTTGGCACCCTCAACCAGACGCTTCAGCGTTTTCTGGGAACGCGGACTTCACTTACGGTAACTACATCGACGCTGATATATGCCGGTGCCGGACGCCTAGTCAGTTTTTCTATCGTTGTGCCCGGCAGCACTAACGGTACAATCTACAATAGCGCCACCGTCGCCGGGGCTGCGGCCTCAAATGCCTTGGTCGCGGCACCCGCTCCAAGTACGACGGCAGATGCGCCGCACCCCGGCATCGGTGTATTCCCTGCCGGGGTGTTGTTTACGAACGGTCTCGTGGTGACGCCGGGAACCGGACAGTCTGTCAACGTAACTTATTATGTGGGGGCATGATGCCACTGAAGCACGGTAAGTCCCAGTCCACGATCTCGAACAACATCTCCGAGATGGTCGGCGCGGGCCACCCCCAGAAGCAGGCCATCGCGGCGGCCCTTAACACTGCGCGTGAAAGCTCCGCCGGAGGCAGTCGCGGCCTGTATGCCAACATTCACGCCAAGCAAAATCGGATCGCGCACGGCTCCAAGGAAAAGATGCGGAAGCCGGGTTCTCCCGACGCGCCGACCGCCGAGGCGTTTCTTGAATCGGCCAAGACGGCTAGCGCCGCTGGTGGCCGCCGTAATGGCATTCCCCGTATTCTGCGCCCGCCCCCGATCCCCGGCATCCCTAAACCCGGCGACGTTATGGGCGGTAATCGTCAGGTCATTAAGACCCACACGGGGCCAATCCACAGCCCGGTAGCCGGTCGAACTGATCACCTTCCCATGCATGTGCCGTCCGGTGCCTACGTCATCCCGGCTGATATCATCAGCGGCATGGGCGAGGGCAACACGATGGCCGGTTTCAAAGTCGCCAAGAACATCTTCTCCCAGCCGTTTTACGGCTCCAAGGGCGGCCCCGGCGCTGGCCTGCCCTACACTGGCGGGGGGCTTCCGTATGGCGTCCCAGCGCCCCGCAGGGCCTCTGGCGGGGCGGTCCCCATCGTGGCTGCCGGTGGGGAGTATGTTGTAGACCCCGGGGATGTTGTTAAAATAGGAAAGGGTTCGCTCGACGACGGCCACAAGATACTAGATTTGTTTGTGCAACAGTTCCGGGCCAAGACCGTGAAAACGCTGAAGGCGCTTCCGGGACCGAAAAAGGATTGAATATGTCGAAACGTCGAAATTGGGTTGGCGGCGACGAGGCTCTAAGCCTGCGGGTCGGCACGCCTGACGATGTGGACGAGGTTATGCAACTGGCGCTGTCAGGAAGCGAAGAAAATGGCTTCGTTGACCCCAGCCCGGTGCGCCTTCTGGCGGAAATTTGGCCCGCCTTGAACCGCGACAGGGGCTTGCTCGGCGTCCTTCACAATCCAACGGGTAAAATTCAAGGCGTCGTCCTTCTAAAGATAGGTAAAATGTGGTACTCGGAACAAGAGGTTCTTGAGGAAAAAGCCATCTTTATCCACCCCGAATATCGCGGCGCAAGGGGAGGTAGGGCAAAAAGACTGTGCGAGTTTAGCAAGCAAGTCGCAGACGGCTTGAGCATTCCGCTTATCATCGGGGTTCTGAGCAACACCAGAACCGAAGGCAAGATACGACTTTATGAGCGGCAATTCGGCAAGCCCAGTGGTGCGTTCTTCCTGTATGGGGCGACTACTGGAGTCTTGAGGGAAAACGAACATGGGCGGTAAGACCAGCACTACCAATCAGTCCAGCACGCAATCAATCCCGCCAGAGGTGCTGGCGAGATATAACGCCGTCAACTCTAGGGCGGAAAGTGCCGCCGCAACACCGTTTACGCCATACAGTTTGGACCCGAATGCCTTCGTCGCGCCGCTAACCCAGACGCAGACCGCAGGTATCAACAACATTAATTCCGCAACTTCTATCCCCGGCCCTTATTTCGGCGCGGCCACCGGCGCGACACTGGCGGGCGCTGGTCAGGTCAACCCAGACCAAATCACCGGCCAGAGTGTAAACCAGTACCTGTCGCCATATCTTGGCACCGTACTCGGCACTACGGCGGCGCTACAAAACCAAGCAAACGCGCAGCAGGCCCAGCAACTCAAGAGCCAAGCTATTCAGGGCGGCGCTTTCGGCGGCGACCGTGCGGGTATCGCTCAGGCCAACCTAGCGCAGCAGCAGGGCCTCGCGTCCGGCAAGGTCTATTCCGATATCCTGAATCAGGGCTACGGTCAGGCATTAGGCACCGCAGTGCAGCAGCAGGGCGTCGGCCTTGGCGCGCAGCAGGCTAACCTAGCGCGCCTGTCGGGCGCGGGGCAGCAACTCGCCGGTCTCGGCGCTGGCGCACAGCAGGCAGCCCTGACTGGCGGGCAGGCCCAGATCGGTGCAGGCACGGCCCAGCAGCAAACGCAGCAGGCGGGGCTGTCGGCGCTCCTCAACCAGTTCCTCCAGCAGCAGGGCTACCCGTTCCAGACGGCGCAGTTCCTCTCAAACATCGCGCTTGGCACCGGCGCGCTGTCCGGCTCGACGACCGGCGGCACCACGACGCAGCCGTCGTCGTTCTTCTCCGACGCTCGGATGAAGGACAACATTGAGCCTATCGGCAAGACCTTTGACGGTCAGGACATCGTCAAGTTCAACTACAAGGGTTCGCCGTCAAAACAGATCGGCCTCATCGCGCAGGATGTCGAGCAGCATCACCCGGACGCGGTCGGCGTTGCTGGCGGCATGAAGACGGTTGATTACGACAAGGCGACCAAGGAAGCCGCCCACAAGGGTCACTACGCTTACGGCGGTCTCGTCCCGCAGTCCGAAGGCGGCGCTGTCTACGAGCAGCACGCTGGTCAGGGTTTTGCGGTCGGCGGCGTAGCTGGC